AATCTAAAACATAACTCTAAATATTTAATGATTACATCTTCATTGAAAGATCTAATGTCATTTAAAAGAATGGGTATCCGTAATATAGAATGTATTGCTCCTGATAGTGAGAATAGTTTTATTCCAAAACATCTGTTGAATAGTATAACTGCTAATTATAATAAAACATTTGTATTATTTGACAATGATGGTCCTGGGATTAATTCTATGAAAAAATATAAAGAGAAGTATGATTTAGATTATGTAATTCTAGATATGGAAAAAGATTTATCTGACTCTATCAAGGTGCATGGTCTTAATAAAACTAGAGAAGTTTTGTTACCTCTATTAAAAAAGCTGATATGAAAAATTTAAAGAGTAAAATAAAAAAGGACATGTATCCTTGGAAGATAGAAATAGATGCTCCATTAGCTAAGTCAGGAAAAAGAGTTATAGACTTTAATGAGAAGTTAATCCCAGAAGGTGCTGTAGGATTTGTTTACATGATGAATTATAAAAGTTCTGATGGTAAATTTTATTCTTATATAGGTAAGAAAAACTTTTACAGCAAGAGAAAGAAAAAGTTTGGAAAGAAAGCGCTAGCTGCTATGACAGACAAAAGAGCTAAGAAGTATGAAATGGTC